GGGGCATACTTAGCAATTCAATACATGAGATCGCCAGAATTTGAAAGAACCCTTAAAAACAAGATCATGGGTGATTTAAAAGAAAAAATGGTAGAAGAGATACCAAAACAGCTACCTAAATTTAGCGGTAAATCTATACCCTTATAATGGAAATACCTGAGATTGATATACCCAAAATAGATATTCCAACAATAAATATACCAATAAGTTCTCCATATCAAGTTTTAAACGTACCACTGCCATCATTAAAGTTGCCAGGTTGTGTTAGGTATCACAGAGATGCTAGTCCAAAAAATACTGCTTTATATAATGACGACCCAAGGGGTACTACTATTTCATGCCCTTATGGTTCGATGCCTACGTTTCAGCCATTGTTATATGACAGAAGAAAAATAACAATTACTAAAGGTAAGAAAGAAGATAAAAAAGTAAACAATGATGAGCAACCTAAATATGAACAAAAAGAACCAAAATTACCTAAAAAAAAAGAAGAGGAGTTTTTTATAAAATGTCCAGGTGACAAAGATCAAAGAGTAGGCGATTTTCGTAACGATAAAAAACTGGAACGTGTCATTGGCCATAAATTATCAGATGATAAGAGTGAGTGCATAACGGTTTATGAAGACACGAAGTTTATCGACCAGTATCTTCCTTCAGCTAAAGATGCTGCTACTGCTGCTGGCATTGCTTTGGTCGCTGCTACTACTCCACTTCTTATTAATGCTATCAAGCCTTTAGTAAAAAATATCGTTAAAAAGCTTACAAAAAAGAAAAAAGATGTAAAATAGAAAAACCCTATTTGACATGGCAATGGATAGGGCGTCTAGGTGGGCAAGTTTAACCGTACTTGCCTACTGAAATTCATGTTTGTGCGGTAATATTTGATTTGCTTTTTCTACGATTTCTATATCTTTGCATAAATTATAGTAAGGGCTGTCTTTTTTAAATCTTATACCTGCAATAGCTTTTTCTCCGCAATGACGTAATCTAGCCATGTGCCAATCAAGCTCAAGGTTTTTTAGTTTTTGTTTGTTTATATCATTCTGTACTTGGGCTGCTTCTTTGCATTGTCTTGTATATTGGCGATCTAATGGGATACTAAAATTTAATGTGACTCCTGTTCCAAGTGCGTAGCTATCTTTGTTTGTACCAGAATAATTTTGTTGATAAAAAAGAATATCACCTGGATTATCTGGTGTGCCATCTCCAATAGGATTGCCATCATCATCAAAGTCACCAATAATATCAGTTTCGTCATATACAGGCGTATAGTAAAAATCACGATATGGTTTGCGATAATTTGAATTAAATGTAGTAAATGGAGTTATGGTCATCATTGCTCCCTGGCAAACAACACCACCACCATATTGATTTGTATGAAACCCACCATTATTTACATTCCAGTTTTGATTTGTTACGCTACCACTATTTGATTGACTAACTGAATTAGCAAAAACTTTTAACGGATTTAAAATTATTGCGAGAACACAGAGGTAGTAGTAGTAACTGATTCTGTTTCTATTGTGCGGTTTATAGTTGTTACATTCTGTAGCCCTGGGCCTGAATATGTTTCTGTAAATTGAAAAGCGTTTCCAGAAGTTGGGTTTGTCAAAGTCCAGTTTGGTTTGGTTGTCAGATCTGCTCCTTTCCATGTATAACTTTGTCCTCCTACTGTTCCTGTAACTTGAGTTGCATCGGGTGAAATATCTCCTGACGCAGAAATGCCTGTACCTGTAACTGTGTATTCGTAACCTGTTTTATAGTCTTTCGAGGTAATTGATTCTGTAATTGATGTTGTTGTATTAGTCGTACTGGACATGGTACCAGTTGTAAAATTTGGAACGATATTTGCGTTAGCTGGTAAAGCATATATAAAAAACAGAAATAAAAGCTTCCGCATAGCTCATTAGTCTACTGTGACGGAAGTGACGTATTGTCCTGTTGCAGTTGTACCTGAGCCACCTGCTGTTACTTGTACAACATGATTATCAACTGTACCTGCAAGTGTACCTGCTGTACCTCCCGAAGTGCTAGTCAAATCTCCAAAAGGTGAGACTTCGCCAGTGGTCAAACTTGTTGATATAGTATCACCTGTTGTATGTGAGACTGTGTATGAAAAAGATTCACCGTCTGTCAGTTGACTTGCTGTAATTGGTGTATAAGCATTTACGCCGTTAGTCGCTGCTCCTAGTCCTCCAAGACTTCCAGCAGTTGTACCATCGGTTGTATTTACTCCTGTTCCAGAAACAGAATAAGAATTTCCAATACGATCTGCTGTGGTTCCTGGTGCTGCCACTTCAAGTTTTACCGAAGAAGTTATTGAAGAAGTTATATCAGCATAAGCTGGTGCGGACAGAAGAAAAATGAAAGGTAGTAGTCTTTTCATTTAATACCTACTTTGTTTTTACTATTATCTATTATTTTAGGACCATTGCTGTTACCTGTGCCACTTTTCTTGTTTCCTACTGAAATCCCATAGCTTCCGAGCACTCCACTGACGAGTCCAGCCGTGAACGCTCCATCAATCCTTACCTTGCCCATGTACCCCAAAGTCATCATTGATAAACTCCAGGTCAAAATCATA